CCCCCACTTATTAGAATCTGATATCGTTCATACTCTGTCTCGTTGAGCTTCCCCGTGGAGTACAACGCTTCGACAAGTTGACAGAGTTCTTTAGAAGACATATCTACGACATCGGGATCGTACACTACTAATTCTTGAATAACTGCAGGATCTACCATCTCTTTCATTGAAATTCCTCCTCCTATTTTTGATAATTATTCTTACTTTCTATATCTTTAATCGCGTCTTTAATTACCTTTATATAGTTATAGTATGCCCATACCCATATTCCGGAATTTTTTAGAAAGTTCTTCAGAAACATTAACATTATTGTCTTTTTTCATTTCTTCCGTCTTTTTGACCTCCTTAATTTTTTTGCGCATCTGTCCCCCTTACTATCTCGATACGTCCTTGAAACCTTTTGTAGTCAGAAGATGTATGAACCATTTAGTGTCTCCTTGAGGAATCGCTTGATAAGGATCGGCATACGACATACTCAACGGTAACCAACCGAAACAGTTTCTGAAGTCGTTGTCTTTGATCCCAACGAAGTAGATACCGTTCTCGTCTACTTTAAAGACTCCGGGACAATCCGAAGTTGCTATAGCTACTTGAGATAACGCCCAACTTCTTAGATCCTTTGGTACGCTGATTTGAGGATCTGTATTTAATCTAGCTGTAACTGCCCATAGTGCTAACATATCAATCTACCCCCTTTTCTGCACATCTTTTCATTTTCTATTCCTCTCCTCCAAACAAACAATTAAACTACTTTTGGTTGTTTAACCTCATTGCAAACTCACTGTCGGGATAAAACTCCAGAATGGCCTCAATAAACTTTCGTATTAACTCATTATAATCATTCAATAGTCCACTTCCATCCCATATTTTATTCCGGTCTTTATCGTATAAATATACCGTAACCAGCCGACTTGGTGTCATACTAAAGCTAAAAGGTATTCCACTTTTACAAATCTCCTTAAAGATATCAACAAATTCATCCGATTCTTCCTTATTTGTTTCTTCCTGTAAAAACTCTTTTTCTATCACTGCCATTAACGCATAAACTTGATCAATTAAGTACTTCTTCTCCTCCTCTTTTTTCATTTTTACATCCTCTCTAGTTTATTACTTTCTATAGTTCTCCCTCAATTCAGGGAGTATTATTTAATGTCTTCCCATATCTCTGTATCATGTAATTCCGTTAAAGTTGCCCAACCCCTTATATCTTTTCTGAACTTCTTTCTAGCTTGCGTTACCGTCAAAACAACAGGCTTCCTGTAATTTTCAGGTCTGCTCGGCATAGTTTTAAACGTCCAACATTCTGCGCCGTCGTAGTCTTTTCTCTCCAACCAAAAGTCTCTGCCAACAATCAATAGATCACATGCAACTTCTTGAGTTCCATGCCCCGAATTGTATTCTGTATCAGCTAGCTCTTCGAAGTCTTTCCACGTGAACCATCCGAAACTTTCGCTTCCTACCCACAAGACATCCTTCTCCGTTCTATGATATTTTTTTAATTCTTTTAACGTCTCCTGCAATAAGTTTTTTTCTGGAGTGTTCATTGTATCCTCTTTTATATCTCCTTCGTCTACTAAGAAAGCGTACATTATATCATCTCCTTTTCAGTCTTTATAGGTAATATTCGTAGCCCATATACCAGATACTTCGTTCATATTTCGTGGATAAAACACTTGTCCTGTATTCCAATTTACATGAAGACAAGGTGCATCCATATCTATCAGAATTCTATATCCGTTGTGGAGCAGCTTCTCACAGAACCAGGCATCCTCGTTCAATTCTTTGTCTCCGCGATGAGTAATACATTTGAACCACGGATATGTAAGCTGTCTGAATACTTCTGTACGAATAAGTGCAAATCCAAGTCCTGTAAGCCAATTACACTCTACAACACCAGAAGTATACACGCGATCTACCTCTGTAACGATACCTGTCTCAGGATGTAGAATCAAATGAGCACTCCAAGGGTCTGCTCCTTTCGTAGTATATTCTCCGACTACCATTCCTATCGACTTATCTTGTTCAATATGCCGAATCAGATTATTGAGACCTTCCGTAGGTGGAATAATATCGTCGTCGATGAATAAGAGATATTCAGCTCCCATTTCTAACGCTTTTCGGGCAAGTATATTGCGTGCTTCATCCACCGGATAATTACTAACTCTAACTACGTCAGTTCTGTATCCACGTAGCAACTCCATCTTCGCTAAGTTTACAGCTATCGGAGATGTAGACGTACGTGTAGGTATACCAATAAGAATTAGCGGATATGCGGGAGGTACACGAATAGTCTCGAAGTCGAGTATCATTCCAGTAGCATACGTAATATTGGGATCTCTACGACCAAAGACTCTTTTCCACTGCTTATCGTAGTGGAGACATTCAGTCGAGAGGTCTACGATGGGATAAGTATGAATGCGCTCTATCAGATTTTTCGTGAAGAATGCGTCTTCGCCCATTGTCCAATAACCATCGGGAGCACCAAACTCCCAAAATAATGGTAGAGGTACGGAACGTGCGATCTCGTTAACGTTAATGAGTGTGAAGCCCATAGCACAGACAGAAGTGCATACTCCTAGTGTCTCACTCACTTGTTCGTAGACATGCGCACTTACTAGTGGTTCGCATTTTCTGTAGTAGTTAGCAGCTACTACTAATGGTCTACCGTTCGTGCACTTAAGAACCTCTGGAGGTAAATCTATATTGTACATCAAATCCCAGAGTTGTATTAAAGCAGTATTAGGAGCAATAATATCGTCGTCTATAAAGAGTACGTGATCGAAATTGTGAATCAACGCGTGTTCTATAGCAAAGTTTCTGCCAGCAGTCACCGACATACCCCATATAGTGAGTGTGTCAAATTTAAGATGTGTAGGAACTACAAGACGATTAGTGGCGTCTGTTAGAGCGGTGTCCTTCTCATTTCGTTTGAGCGTAACTATAAGAAGATCTTTAGGTGGTATATCTCGTCTACGAGGCTGTTCGATGTCGTATCTACGGTATACGAAGTTGAGATCGTTATGCTGTTTCGCGAGCTCTACGCGTAACATAAAATCTTGAACTATTCGTAGCTCCCAATCTGTCAAATCGGAAAGCTTTTCCCACGTAGCCCGTGATAACGTACTTTGAGATCGAAGTTCAATCTCGATCTCTTTTAATAGATTGATGTCTATCATTATTCACTCCTATGTAAAGTTGGTAATTACTCATCCCGTTCCACGAGAAACTTGTCTACATAAACAGGATATTTACTGTCAATAGTCCCATCGGCATAGAAAATACCTATTTCCTCTTCTATTTTATCCTCGATACTTTCTTCGTCGTAGTAACCATCGTAATCTCCGTCTTCTTCTATTTCTATCTCTACGTCTTTCAGTTTAACCACTCGAATAACTTGGTAACCGTCTTCTTCACTTATTAAAAAATGCGTACATATTGTCCTCCTTTTTGTTTTTTTTTGAACTACTAACGACTTTCTTGATAATAAATTTTTCTATTGTTTTCGTAAGCGGAGCAATCTCTAAAATATCAGTTAGCACAGGGATCTCGATCTCTTTTAGTAAATTGATTTCTACCGCTGTTCGCCTCTTAGTTGTAAAAATTGGGCTTTTCGGTTGCTGTCTTCCTAACTCGACCGAAGCGGAACTGAGCTAGCAGACATAGCCCGCATAACAAGACACAGTCTAGAAACTCTCCATTTTACCCCTCCTATTAAATTTTATACGGAAGCCGACGCAAAAAGCTTCTCTTATTAAAGCCCGCTTTTTGCGGGCGAGTTGTTTTATCTTCTTCTCTTTTGTTACAACCGATTTCGTTGATTCTATCACACACACACCTCCTTTCTAAGTCTACCTACCCGAGACGGAATAGGTAGACTCTACTTCTTATATTAAAATATATATCGCTCAAACCCAATCTACAAACGACACAAAAAGTTACAGTGATCCTTATCTTAAGATCACTGTAACTCGTACTTACGACTACTTCTTAATTCGAGAAGACTCTATATCTTAGTTTCGTTTTGCTTTTGCTCTTTCTCTAACGTTCCTTCTTGCCCTTTCTCACTCCCAAAAAGCTTCTTGATAATACCTAACGGTAGTACTTTTCTCAACAACATCGCTAGAAATATGAAAGGAGCGACTAAGAGGTAACCAACTGTTTTAGCTTTCTCATCTTTAACCGTCGAAAGTCTATCAGCAACCACTCCAAAATATGCATTTGCCGTTAACCAGAGAGCTTTTAGAAATCCCGCTTCCTTGTAAGCGTTATTTGTCTTAAGCTCTTCCAACTTCTCTTTCCACTTCTCCATAAGATCGTTCATAAACGTTTCTAACGTAGCAAGAGCCTTTATTAATCCACGAGCTAATTTAGATCCTATCTTATCTATGTCTTCTTTCTGCAGTTTATCTACCTTCTCTTTCTCTATCCCCGCTAGCCAACCCGCAAAACGTCTAGCTTTATTTACTATTTTTTTAGCTAGATCTCCTAAACCCAGAAGAGGCAAAGCTATGAAAATAGCCAAACCAATAACGAATACTAGAACGTAATATAATCCAAACTTGAGTATAAATCGCCATATACGACGCAACCAACTTTGTCCTCCTGGAGTAGGTTCAGAAGAATACTCACCGTATTCGTCATCAGCTTGTTCTCTGACCTCCGCACGTATCTTACTCGCTANATTCGAACTCAATGTCATATAACCATTAAAAAACTTCACTTGTTTACCTACTAACTCTCTTCGCAGCGATCCAAGAACTGATCTAAAGAAGGCGCCTGTTGCAGCCATCATTCCTCCTGTAGCTACGCCTGTTTTTGTGACGCCAGATCCAACAACGTGTACTATACCTTTACTAAGAGCTTGCCTAGATACCATCTTTCCTATATCGTCAATAAATCGAATAACAGCTCTTGTCTCTACTGCAGCTCTTCTGTCTTGTGATGATACTGGCTGTTCCAACAAAAGTATACTGTACATTCTATTCTACCTCCGAAAGTTTTCATTCGTTTCTTATCTAACTATTTGTTCTAATGCAAAGAAAAAAGCCCTCCTGGAGGGCAAGGAGGGCTACAAGAGAGGTGATGATACCGGCTAGTATTACTATGGGAGCACGATCTGTCCGCTCTGTGTAATGTTCAAACGACCAACACCGAACGGTCTGAATACTCTTTTTGCGTATCTGGTCATGTATGTAACGGATGGTACGTTAGTCATTGGCCAAGGATAAATCGTGACAGGAATATATGGCATATATGCATACACTGCAGCTGTAGGCTCAACTGGGTTGAGAATTACAAGAGCTGTTCCTTGGGGCATTAACTGTGTAGTGAGAAACTTGTACTGGTTACCAAGCTCTCCTACTTTATATGGTGTTGTACCTACATATTCTCCACCAGTTAGATCTCCTGTTTTGCTGTACTCACCCGTTGCTTGGAAGATAGCAGCATCTAATGGATTGCAGATAATTGTGTTAGCGGGTGCGATTGCAGTCTTGTCATAGATCTTACCTGCGATAGCATCAATAGGCACAACAACGTTCTCATACCACTGTTTCGGACCGAATGCGAATCCTGAAGGTGGTGTCTTTGGGAATGAAGCCTGAATTCCACCACTTAAGTTTGTTGCTGCAATTAAGTCACTTAAGATCTCTTTGTCGATATCTGTTGCAATCTGAGCTCCTAAGATATTGAGCATCTGAGCTTGTGCATCAAGATCAAAGAGAGCCTTTACATCCTGTTCAAATTCGATTGACCATTTGACGTTGAGTTTACGAGTTAAAGCCGAAATCTGATATGGCTCTAACTTCAACTCAACTTCAGACATATTCTCGTTAGACTCCATTGCAACTGATCCAGTAAAATATACACCTGTAGTGTAACCATCACGAGAAATGATGCTTACATCTCCGTTAGCAAAATTAATGTTTACGATCAAATCATCTGTGTTTCCAGATGTAGGATATGTAACTGAGAATGTAGCAGCACCACTTAAATTATCTGGAACTACATTAACTGTAACAGTATCTGTACCGTCTGTTACGCTTACAATGATTACATCTCTCTGTACACTACCAGAAGTAAGTCCTGCGAGTGTAACAAGATTTCCACTTCCTGAACCGCTTGTAACAGGAATTGGAGTTGTAAACGGAATGATTGGGCCTGAGGAAACTCGTCCGGAGTAATCTGGAAGCTCGTGTGTTCCAGATGATGTTTTTGCTACAGCTTTAATGAAGTACTTAATTGTGAATGGCTTATCGATAGGATCTACTGTGATTGCTTCTCTAGCAACAAGTCTTGGGAAGAAGATTCTGAGCAATGGTAACAAAAGCTGGTTATACGCAGTATAGTTAGGAGTGACATTAACCTCCTGTAAGACATACTCTCTTAAATTCTTTGCGAGCTGTCTGAACATTGCTTCGTCTCTGGGAGACAATCCTTGTGCAAGTGCATCTACGTATGCACCATATGCACTTGACTGCTTATAAATTTTTGTACCATCTTTGATCGGATCGATAGAGTAGTTCTCTCGTACGAACGCATACGATTCCTTGAGCAGTTCTTTAGTCTCGAAAAGGTTCATTGCCTAATTACCTCCTTTTTAAAGTATTAGTCTATCGTATTTTGTTCGAAACCTAGGAGACTCAAACTTAGATGACGAGCCATACTTCCTTAACTCTTCGCGCAAAAATTGGTGGAAGAGAAAGTCTAAGTATCCATCTGCGTCATATTCTGTACAAATTCCATTTGTACAAACTCTATAGCTCTCCGTCATAACTTGTCTAATAACTGCTTCTGGATGTGATGGTTTACTAACAGCGTCATAAGTTACTAAAAAGAGAGGATTTGAAACAACGAATACTCCATCCTGTTCTTTACTAGGTTCGAGGTTACCAAGAGCACGTAACGAGAAACCTACAGGCACTTTATCCTTGATAAGAGAATACATAATAGCGCCATTTGGTGTCGTTAACGTTTCACCCTTTCCTAGAATCTCATTTCCTGAGAACCATAAAGATGTAATCAAATGAGAAGCCTGTGACAATGATACGACAACCTGCCGATTTGGCGACTCGTCGAGAGGATGATCTAACTCACCAAGTAGACTACGTCCTTGTGCACGTTGTTTAGCAGCTTCGATAACAGGCTTCATTACTTCAGTAGGATAGATCCGTCTATTAGAATTCACAATATCACAGGTCTGTAAGCAAGCAACGAACGTCAGCTTACGACTTTTGCCTTCCTTTGATTCTTTGATAACCTCGGGTACTTGAACTGATGTCACTTCGGATATGAAGACGGTACGACTATTTGGTTGCATATCTATACCTCCTGTTGCATTCTACGAACAAGGGATCTAAGCGTTATATCTAATTCTGCAATAATCTCGTTTAGTTCTGCATCTTCATAAATCTCGATATTATCTATCAATACACACACCAAATTATGGTATTCAATAATTGACATATACAACTCAGGATCAAGACCGTGAACTAATTTGGCGACTTCCAATAATTGTTTGGAATACTTATAAATCCGTTGAAGTTTCTGAACAGTATCTCTAGTCATTAGAATGTTACCTCTTCGCCTCCTTCCGCCGCTTCTCCTCCACCTGATGGTTTCTTACCAAGTAAACTATCTATTTTTGTTGTTCGCTTCCACTCTTGTATCTCATCCGTACTCACGAACGATGACAAATACTTTTCTACTAACTTCGACTTCTCGACATCAGGAAGAAGCTCACTCAACGCATTTACGATTTCGCTTACAGACGTAAAGATCTCTTGCAGAACAGCTAACTGAATCTGTAAAGGTGGCCTAAATGCGAGAGTCACAGTCTGAAGACGAGATGCTTTATCTGGAAATGTAAGAGCACCTAATTTCCTTACTAACGACGTAAGACGAGCACTAAACACTTTTTGCAGGCGTACAATAGTGCGAGCAAACTTGACATTCTCTTGTGATAATGTATATTTAGACTCAGATGTATCCTCTTGTATAAGATAGATAGGTGGTATACCTGTACCACTTATCACTTTTTTACGTTGGTATTCAATATCATCGATACGTGCAGCTAAATCTCCACTGGGAGTCGTATCGACAGTGAAGAACTCTTTACCATCCTTTACGGGTACATAATAGTCCTCGAAGAAAGACATCTCACTCACCAGAAGATCTATGCTAAGTGGGTTTTGCAGGTATACCTCTTTTTGTTTCGTCTTTCTGATTACTTGCTGAATATAGTTAGTGACATTCCTATCTCCGCCTACTTCAACTTTGAAGATACGACGTTCAGGAGCACGTGTAAGCCTATAGATCAACATAGCTAACTCAGAAATACTTAAGTTTCTTGCGGCTGTTAAAATGTGCGCAAAAATAGACTCACCGTACGGATAATGAACAGCCGACGGTAGTCTAAAGTATTCCATCTTCTCAGGCATTACAACATAGACACTATTCTCATTCAATGTTTTATCGAGCAAATAATTACTTACCAAAGTAGCAAGATCAACGTGCAATTGTGGATTCTCGCGTATAGCATTAACAATCCGAGGATCTTTAGTGCTAACAAAACTTATGATCTTCGAAACAAAGTCGTTTATAACCGGCTCGTTAGACGAGTTCGTTCCACTCATTGGAGATGCAGAAGTTGCAGTCCTACCTAAAGGCTTTACTACCACAAAACAGATTACACTATTTTTATAAATTATAGGTACAACATTATCTGGTTCCCAAAACACTAAGAACCTGAACTTCATTTCCGAATCGTTATTATCAGCTTCTCGTATAGGATAGAACGCTTCTTTCAATGTCGTAAGTTGTGTATTTCCTTCCTTGTCGAATACAAGGACGTCAGTATCTGAAAGAGACACAAGAGGATCCGCCTCTCGTATCTCTACAAAGAAATCTCCAAATGCTAACGTTTTTGCTACGATAACATTTAATTGATCTTCGATTTCGTACTTGTCTAGTAACTCACGTACGAGAATCCTCATTTCGCTATCGTCCGTATGTATAGTGAGAGACTCCTTTAAATAATCATCTGGAGATAATACATTATCAACATAAGTCTGAAGAGCTTGCCCAAGCTCTGGCAGACGTTGTAAGAGCTCTCGGATCAGACGATATCTGTCAAGACGATCACGCTCAACACGAACACTAGTCAACAACTTACTAAACACGTCTAAACTTGTAGTAGTAGACGTATCTGTAGCCTGAGTCGACAAACGACGAATTACACGAAATAACGTTTCATATCTTGTTGAACGATAATCGACAAGATATGAACTAACGTCTCGTAACGTTTGTTCTATATCCTCGTCTGCTTTAAATATTAGTTTACGTAATCTCTCCAACATTGTTAGCCTCTTTCTCTACTAAATAATCTGATAATCTACTATCGAAATACTTACCGATGTAGATAACAAAACCTTCTTGTGTAAAACACTGTAGTAAGAATTTCTTATAGGACGGAGACAGAACCAAAAGGACTTCCCTCACGAATCGGCTACGCAACTCCTCTAAATTCTCGCTCTCAATACCGTTCACTACAAATAGCGGAGCAATATGTTTCACACTATAAGCTCTCCAAACACTATCAAACAACAACTGAAGATCTACCAAAATATGTTTTACGCGTAGAAACGCAGCGAGTTTAGTAACAAAACGTGCTATAAATATATACAATAATAGTAACGTGGCACAAACTAGTGCCACGTTAAGTGAATTATCAAACATGTTTTACCCTAAAGACTCTTCTTCAGTCTCTTCTTCTTCCTCGTCTATTTTGAGTCCTTCGTCTTCTTCTTCAACTTCTGGTTCCTCTTCACCAAACCCGAGCTCCACCTCTTCATGCTCTTCTTCTTTCTCAAGGTCTTCATCTTCGCCAAGCTCGAGCTCTTCCTCTTCATGCTCTTCTTCTATCTCGGGCTCTTCTTCGGATTCTTCTTCGAACAACAAGCTTTCAGAAAGTTCGTCTTCTTCAGTCTCTTCTTCTTCACCTATTTCGGGCTCTTCTTCAGTCTCTTCTTCTTCACCTATTTCGGGCTCTTCAGGTTCGAAGTCTTCACCGCTTTCGTATTCCTCTTCGGATTCTTCTTCGAACAACAAGCTTTCAGAAAGTTCGTCTTCTTCAGTCTCTTCTTCTTCACCTATTTCGGGCTCTTCTTCTTCCCCGTCTATTTTGAGTTCTTCGTCTTCCTCCCCAGCTTCTGGTTCTTCTTCACCAAACCCGAGCTCCTCCTCCTCCTCTTCTGCTTCAAAGTCTTCATCTTCCTCAGTTAATGCAGTTTCGAAGAACTCACGAGAAAGAAGAGATTTACCAAGTCCCTTATCAGTCGAACTATCCTCATCTGTTTCTACGAAAAGATTCTCGTCGTCCCAAACTTCAGTATTCAACTCATCTAAACTATCTACATATTCGAGAGTACTAAAGACCTCAGAAAGGATCTCTTCTTCTGCTGGAGTAAGTTGTGTGAACAGTTTCTCGCCACTAGATACGATATTTTTCTTCGTGATAGACTCTTGTGGTTCATCTAAATCGAACGTCTTAAATTTCTTCATTTCCGAAATACCTCCTTTTCAATTACTACGCCTAATTTATGTTCTTACTTCTAATACATGAACTTCACCAACGAACAAAGGGCGTATACTGTAGAAGACTATCCAAAGGAATAGGTAGAATCGAAGGTCCCATAACAGGTCGCATCTGTAAAGATTGTTGTTTAGGCCACTGATCAAACCCGAATCGAGTGATAACGTTTATCAAAGCTTGTTCAATCGCCGCACTAATATCTTCTCTCGTAAGTGTCATCGGTGTCGTAGACATTTCTGTTGGCGGCCGCTCGATGTTCGAGATCATCGCACCCGTTGTAACGCTCTCTGCAGTCTGGACAGGCCTCTCTATAGGTAGCTGACCAGTTCTACTTAACACGCCCCCGCTTGTTGATGCTTCAGCCTCTGAACCTTTAAAAAGTTCTCCTACTTTCTCACCTAAGAAACCCCCTAACTTACTACCTAAGTAACCACCGATAGCCCAACCCGCAATTGTTCCTACCGGCCCTAAGAACGTGCCTAAAGCGCCTCCGAGAACACGTCCTGCTAGACCACCAATAACTCTACCTCCAATAGCACCCCCGACTAACTCACCTCCTAAGCCTCCAAGTATCTTTCCTAAACTAGGTCTACCCGTAGTAGTGCCACCAGCTTCTGCGCCTGAAGCAGTTTCGTCACCATCACCAAATAAAAGTTGCGATCCTCCATAAAGAAGAGCTGTGATAAAGCCGAGTTTTCCAGCCTTACCTAAAAATCGTAAGAACTTACCCACTTTTGAAGCACGTGCTGCGCCTGCAGCTGTTTCAGCACCCGCGGCAGCAGCTCCAACACCAGCTGCTGTTTCAACAGCCGTAGCTACTCCTTTCTTACGAAACAAAGTTTTCCCAAAGAGTAGTCCTGCTCCCGCAGAAAGCAGACTCGTAAGTCCACTCACACCTTTCGTAGCTACATCAAAGACACCCTTAAACGTAAGGAGCGTTCCTATCTTATCAAGCAACTTATGTAACCCTTCAAGCTTCTTAAGAGGTTCGAAAGACTTCTTCAGTGACGCTCTCCATTTCCTTTCTTCTTTACCTTTCTTCTCGTCAACACGTTGCGAACGTTCAACAGACATATCAATCTTAAACACTTTGTCTTTGATCGCAGTTAACTCTTCGTGAATAGTGTTGAGCACACTTGTTACGCTCTCAGGAACCGTAAATGTAGTCGTAGCCGCAGAAACCGAAGTAGCCGTAGGAGCTGAAACAGTAGTCGTAGTAGCAATAGGTTCTGGTTCTAACACTGTCTTCAGAACTTTCATAACGTCTTCTTTAGTGATTTGCTCTTGTTTCATTATATCCGCAATCTTTTCAACTACGAGAGCAGCTTTATCAATTTTTGCTAAATCTCTACCCGTAACATACTTAATTATAGTCTTCACTTCGTCGGAGACTTGTCCACCCACGTTCTTCCAAGACTCGACAGTTTTCTCTAACAACTTACCTAACGTCTCTTTATCGAATCGCTGTTCTAGTTGCACGCCCTCCGAAACTTTCTTCAACGACTCGACAGTTTTCTCTAGTAACTCTCTTAACGCCTCTTTATCGAATCGTCGTTCTGACTGCAAACTTTCCAAAACTTTCTTCAACGGCTCTCGAACTCCTTCTAGTTTATCTGTAACAGGAACAGTTTTCGTAGGTTCACCAACTCCTAGAAGTTTACCTACATCGAGTGCACCTCCTTGATCTTTAAGAGCACCAAAGATCTTCTCTAAGAGCGATTTTTGTTCTTCTTCTTCTTTTCGTGGTTTAGTAAAGATATTGATTAGTTTTCTAAAATGCTCGTCGACTCTATAGTAGTAACCTTGCAGAGCTAAACTAAATGCTTGCTGCATTTGCGGAGGCAAGTAATCTTTAATCGCTGACGCGATCTTCTCTAGCTGCATTACCTCACGTTTTCGCTCCGCAGACTTACTAAAATCTTTCAAGAATCTACCGATGAAAGTCTTCTCGCCTCCCAAAACTGTACCTAACAAAGAAGGTAGTTTCTCCTTAAAAAGCTTATCTAGACCTAACTTCTCTTTCACCTGCTTGAATATCCAACTTAAAGGTTTCTTGAAAAGAGGTGTATTAATGATATCTAAAAGCGGCTTAGTAAGTATTCCTAAAGGCGACACCGCAGTTAACATACCTTCGTGGAATGCTTGTTGATCTTCGACTAAATGTGGAAGTGTTCTTGCATACGTGTCTTCTATAGACTCAGCAGTATCCGCTAAACGAGCGAACGCTTTTTGTCTAAACATCTCTGTATTTTTAAACAAATGAGAATGAAAGAACTGCTCTAGAAGTCTCGCTAGTTCTTTCGGTACTATCTTCAAAACTTCTCTCTGTAACCGTAACATATCAATCGGCGTCGACTTCTTAAAAGCCTTCGAAAGTCCTTTAACAGTTTCTTCTACTGATGCTCCCTTTCTGAAACTTCCCAAAACAACTCTCATCGGCTTACTATATGTGCGGACTAACTCTCCTACAGCAGAGAAAGTAGTTGTGGGAGCAAATATACTCGCTTCGGGTGTTGTCGTCGTCTCAGCTATTCGTCTGAATACGTCTGAGAGTGCCATTATGGGATCTCCCTACTTCCTGTGAAACTCTCAAAGAAAGCATCAAGTAAATCTACACTCGGACGTTCGTCTTTCGTAGTAGTAATCATCTCATCTTCACCTTTACTATATCTATATGCAAATAGTTCTTCTACACCACCTAATGGTGTAGTTATCTTACTTTCATCGCCAACTAAACGTAATATTGTATCGGATGCATACTTTGTTGCCCAAAGAGTCATTCCCAACGCAAAAACGGCATCATCTGGAGAACCCACAATCTTTCCCCCACGATTTCGTAAAGTCATTAGCTGACGGCTTAAGACAGAAGATCTGAGAGTATCTACGTTATCTGATACATAAGAATATATGCAACTCAATACCTGATCTCTTACATTAGTAGAGTTGACCCAACCATAATGAGTCTCTACCTTCTTCCCTTTTCGGATCTTTGTATAGAATAAACGTTGTTTTAGAAACTCGTGTTCTAAACAATACTCCACAACTTGATTTCCGACACCATTTGACTCTACAATTATCGCACACCTTCTATATATCTGCGCAAGTCTCTCTACGGCTCTACACAACGTAGTAGTCGAACATTTATGCACAAACTCGGCAACAATTTGTTTGTCTGAATATCTGATAACATAAATAGCACTCTTTGAGTCTCCAGTACGTGTTGCGGTATCAACACCAACTACATAAATCTCATCGCGGTTTATAGTCGATCGAGGTTCATACAAAATAATAGGAAAGCCATCAACGAGAACTTCTTCTGCAGGATCAACGGCTTCAATTTGCTGCAGTTTGATCAAAATATCATCTGGAAAGAAACTCGACTCATCGCCTAAGAAGATAAGATCCAATTCTTGAGCAACTTCCCTAGGATCTTTATCTTTTGTAACTGCTTTGTACCAATCGTCGTTGTAATCTGGAACATCCTTCCAATGAAATCGTACGGGTACGTAATTCGAAGTACCGTTCGAAGCTTCTAGCCACATTCGGAAGAAGACTTCTCCTACACCCGTCATTCTATTTGGCGTGCTACCGATTACAATTCCGTACGGTACTGAGGTTTGCTCGTACCTAAGAAACATTCGATTTGTAGTATATGTTAAACCAGATAAGATTCTCTTTAAGTTTACGATATGTGCAGCTTCGTCTATAAAGATAAAGCCTGCTCTCAATCCTCTACCAGCCTCTTCAGGATTCTCTTTTGGAACTGAGATAGCAATTACATTCGAACCGTTAGCAAGTTCAATATACGACTCAATCTTCTTTACAACGTGTTCCTTATTACTAAAATCAATAGTAAAAGGTGGACGTAGAGCTTCCAAAGCAAGTCTAATCTCTTTAACAAGCGTATTCGTATGCTCTTGCTTTCTAGACAGAACAGCTATTGTATAATTAGGAAAGAATAATAATAACCAACAACATAAAAACACAATCAAAACTGTCTTACCTACCTGTCTAGAGCCCAATAGTATAACACGATGATCTTTGAGAAACTTTTCTAGTATCTCTAGTTGTTTGGGATACAAATTCGAGATAATAGGTTTATCGGGCAAAGTGTAATCCCGGCAATAATGTGTTATGAAGTATACGGGATCATTCTTGCACTTTAGATATTCGACGATATACTCATTCTTAATTTGCATCTACTACTACTCCTGTCTATTTAACTTCATCTCTACTCTAGCTCTAGGCCGTCCAGATAATAATAAAGAATAAGTAACAGTTGTCAATGTATAAGTACCTTGTAGATGTACAAATCGTGTCTCGTCCGTAAAGAACTCAACTTTCGTGCCCAACACTAACACTCGAGGATCTATCATAAATTCTGTTCGTGTGACTAATGTACATCCTTCTAGAAATAGTTCGTCATAGAGATGCTTTAGGTTGGAGGATGAACCGAACTCTCTTGATCCAATCAACGAATCGTGTAAATGTTGTTGTTGATACCTTAGATCTTTTGTTGCATAGAGAACGTTATGCGCATAATCAACGGTAGGTATAAACGCAGGAGCATAAAACGAGCGAGATGCTGCAGAGTAAGATGCTTGCGCATACTGCACAATAATACTATCTTGAGGAATTCTAGAAGTGTTAGGATTTGGTAAATACGCTAATTTAAGTTTAGGAGGTGCTGTATCCTTCAAAGAATACAGATAAAAGCCGTCTATATCGTAAGACGCAAAAACAGGTGTATCGTAAACACCATATGTACATACGACATACGAAAGTGCTTGTAATCTATCTACACTAGGGATGAAAACATTCTTCAGCGTAGGCACTACGGGAGGAGAGATATACTTTGGTCGTTTCACAATATCTCGTAGCAATTTCTCCGTACTAACTTGCTCACTAAACAAAGATATACTCTCTTTCGCTATTAACGAGTCTTGCAAATAACAAGTAACATTTGCATCTAGATATCTAGGAGTACTTTCATCACTACGTTTAGTATCTGTATCCGTACTTGTAAGCATCCCTACAGATTGAGATGAGACGTCCGCAACATATAACTTTGCAGTTACGAACTCATCTTTCTCTGCAAAAGAGAGACTCTTTGGAATCGTCCAAAAAATCTCTATCTCTTTGAGCATAAAGAAGTCTCGAGAAATCTGCAAATCGTCATCAAGCTTAAAAGTAAACACAAAAGTAGGAGAGATTAAGTCAGATGACTTCAAGATCATCAGACTCATAACTCTGTTTGTAAGCAAAATAGGATTGCCGTTCTTTGTATATCCGGTTATCTCAAATCCGGAAGCCATTGCTACAAATCTCCCCACTCAAGACATTTCTGTGCAACATCCGTATCAGATAAAACGGATACTCCTCCTACGTTTACGCCAAGAGCGTATAGATACAAATATAAAGAGTGGTTTGTATAGACCGAGTCGGGAGCTACGGGTGGCTCACCTACTTTCAAACAGTGTGAAATCATATTCTCTTTTGCAATTATATCATCCGCTTTGAATCCTAATGTTTCGACAACATTATGTATAGCTCCGTATGCAAGTAAGTTCCAAATCTCCATTTCTCCTAATCGTTGGCCAGAACTATGACACTCGTCATCACACGGCTGTAATGTCTTAATATGATACGGTCCGTCTGCACGAGTACTAAACTTTGACTCCACTGTATGTACCAACGACATGAAATACATAGTACCATAACCAAAATCTCTCTCAAGTGCACCCATTCGCCATACTTTAGTAGGAGATACTCCAAGCAGCTTCATACATTTTCGTATCATCTCTTTTGGTGAACGTGTGTATAGTGGTAACTCTAATGTGAAACCAAATTCAAGTAGTAGAGCCAATCGTTCCTTCACAGATAGTTTCAAGTGTAGATATGGAATTGTCCCTTTTGTGATCTTCTCGATTGACTGTAAGAGCTTGAATGCTTCGTCGTATTTCTCAAACTCTACTAACTCTCGTACTCTTTCTTCTACAACTCTACATACCTCTCCTAGATGCATCTCGAAGATCTGTCCAATATTCATACGAGAGATAACGCCTAATGGATTTAGAACTAGATCTGGAACCCAACCATCTTTACTTGTTACATAACGATCTGGTACAATTATAGAGCAAACTCCCTTATTACCGTGTCTATTACCTAGTTTATCCCCTACACAAAATGAACGAACTATTTTTGCTTGTGCCACTATAACTATTGCGTCTTGATTGCCTACTAACTCGTAGCTCTCAGGAAAGTATAATGGAGTAACTTTAGCAATTGATGGATCGATAGACGATAACAAAGTCTTGACAGCTTTCGGCTTGTTATGCTCTTTTATCCACTTAAGAACTGTCGGAGATGATTTATGCAAATCCAAATACTTCTCACTTTTATAATACGTAGACACCCGCTCGATAACTAAGTCTGCATCCGCGAAAATTCTTCGTTTATCTACAGAGGTGCAAAGAACATTGATCGGATTCTTAGGAGCACTCGTCCACTCGAATAGTATCTCACCTTTCTTATAGAATCTTCCAACTATAGGATACTTCATAAGAACTTCGTTAGGTTCTAATATCAACTCGAAAGACTTAACATACTGACTTGTTAGTTTCTGAGCACCACTTTCGCTCACAACAATAGCGTCTTCATAGTTCCAACCTTCGTAAGGAGCGAATACAACTTTCAGGTTCGCTCCAGCACAATATCTACCAAACTTTACGGCAGTGTGTTGTGCAAATACCTCTCCTTCCTTAACAGTGTCTTGTACAGATACAGACCAAAGTGAGGACGGTATCCTATATAAATAGACTTTACCTGTGGTCAATGATTTATACACAACAATTTCTTCATTACGATATAAGATCTGTATATCTTCAGCTGCCTGCTTCAGAAAAGTAGTAAGTTTTGTAACTTCTTGTAAATAAGACGTACTTATGTATGGAAGTTGCGGATTCACTAAAACTAAGCTCTGTCGTAAGAAGTTAGCTGCCATCTGTAGTCTATTACCATCATCATGCGCACAAAACGGCACACAACTTAACGCGCTACTCAATACCGACTTCATTATCACACCTTCACCTCCCTCTAATTCTTCAATACAAAAATACCATTACGCTGTAACTCACAATCAACAGCAAACTGTAACTTAGCACCAATTCCCTCATCGTCAGGAGTATCATATACACAAACGTTACTACTCATAGTATAGTGTACATCTCGCATATCGTATGGAATGTACTCAAGAGGAACAACAACCTTATATCGTAGAGATATCTCCTTAAACATATTCGTTTGGTCAAAGTACTCAAAGAGACGTTGAAGTTGAGGTGAAGTGAAGAGCCGTTTCAAAAGAAAGTCGGAAGCAATCTTGACTTTCTTTTGATATTTCTGCTGTTGTTGGTTCTCCCTCAATTTCTCATAAAGAGCTATCATTATCGTCTCATAAGATCTTACACGCTTGAAGTACAAGTTACTACCTGTTAATGTCGTCTTCGGCTTTCCTTCCGTCACATTTATAGTAAAATAAAGTAGATCTTTCACAGTCCGTACATTGTAAATCTCTCTCGTAATAGGATCCAACAACTCCCGCTCAATAAACTCAACTACGTCTGTATTCAGTTTAGGAACTTGCTTTAGTTTCGCTTTCGCTTTAATAGGTGTCCGAACCATCGAGTTTACCACTAACTGTTGAATTGGTGTAAGAAACTCGTAGCGGGTAGGCAACTTCACACTCAAATTTGGTTGAGATACTAAAGAACGTGCGAACTTCGAATCAACCTTTTCAGTATCCACAAACTCAAAATACAGTCCGTTCTGAATGAGCTCATCTTTCGTAAAGATATTGTAGAGTAGAACCCAAAAAGGAACTTTCTCGTCTTTAATCCTCAGTATACCATTTTCATCTCCGACAACCGCAAACAATGAACCCTGCCATCTGATCAACAATTTATCCTCAGGAATATAACGATAGGATACTAACTGATCGGTTAACTCATTCACTAATATCCATGCTATATCATTAACAATGAAAACATCATCCTCATTAGGTATAGGTAACTTAAACGAGAATTGTTGAGAGTTCTCAGTTTCGCACACAACAAGTACTACATTAGTAAAATGAAATCCGTATGTAGAATGCTGTACAGAAATTGGACGCAACTTCCACGTCTTCAACTTATCCTTACAACTATCTGCAAACCACTCCAGAATACGTGGTAAGAAAGAGCTTAAACAAACCGATACTTCATCTTTTCGCCATTCTAATACATTCATACACTTGCCTCTCGTGACATACTTACTTTACTTTCTTCAACTACATCTGCCCCAAAATCCTCTTGAAGTCCTCTTAGATTCGACTGAATTAGATATTCCAGCGGAGAAATCTTACTCCCACCTTGCGACGATAACATACAAGTAAAGAATTTTCTAAAGTTCTCAAAACACAAACTCAATAACAAACGTTGGTGTGGTAGATTTGCTACGCTCTCTAGTCTTACCTGTTTGTCTACAGCAAAATCCGTAAGAGAGAAGCGTAGGGCTTGATCCGTTCTAGTTACATCCCGCAACCGTTCACTCCACAAAACTTCAAAATGAATAGATAAGAGCTGCTGATATCTAGCATACGTCTCTTCTAACTTCGTAAGTTGGTTCAGAGCGTCACCTAGTGTAGTCATATATGTGCTATTGAGAAGTCTAGATACGTGTGAAAGATCGGTAGCTAGATCTGTTGTCTTAACAGAGATAACAAAGAGAGGAGTTTGAGGAGGTAACATATCTTTGTCTGTGTCTAGCAGCCATCGTGTGCCTTCCGAAATCGTTATCACAGAGATGTCCGTATCTGTATGTAGCTTGACGTCAAACTCTTCGATCACGTATCCCGCAGGATCAACAGGAACACTGGAAGGCAACTCAATCCTTACGGGTTGGTTTGTTACAACAATATCGTCATCTGTAATATCAACACACGCGGGTAGACTCATAAACTTAGTATCTGTAGCTGCACCTCCTAAATGGAACGTACGCATTACTAACTGTGTAGCAACCTCGGAAATACATTGTGCACTAATTATACCTACAAACTTAGATCTCCCCCAATCATACGGATAACACTTCTTGCAGAAATCAACAGACTTACACCCAATAGGAGATCTTAATCTTACTTCTTGATCTATGAGCGAAGAGACGTTCTCATATGTAACATAAGTTCCGTCATCTAAATATCGCCCAATAATTGATTTGTAATTCTGAGGAGTTACTAAGAAAGGAAGATAGATATTCGTACCACAATCGTCTGTATCTCCAAGCATAAGATGTTGTAGAGAGAACACTAGTTTACGTGCTAGATAACCTGATACAGCAGTATTTAATGCTTTATCGACAGCGCCCTTTCTATTTCCTGCAGCAGACCGTATCATCTCAGAAGGCGTATAACCCTCAACAAGAGAAGATAGTATGGGTGGCAAGATCAACTTACCTAAACTATTTCTTACAAGGCCTCTAAGCGCAACAACTTGTGACCACTGTGACAGCTTACCTCTAGCACCCGATTGTAACAATGGAGCGATATTCTCACTCAGTGATAACGTTTCTACTGCGTGTTTCGCATCACTACTAAATGCTTTAACTGTAGGTATAGACCACTTTGAAACATGTTCATACTTACGCTTCCAAGTAAGATCTCCTTCGATCAGATCGTCAATCGAGATAGTGACACACGCGGCATACTTCAATGCGTATCGTTGTAGTTTATATAGTGTAGGCACAATTGTGTCAGACGATGCTTTCGCAATCCAATTTGTAAGTAACTCCGAAATTGCAGACTTCGATAGTTGCTTACTAATAGGAATATCCAATAAACTCTCTATATATGCTCTTCCCGCAGTCGTTGTTTTGCCTCTCCAAAAGACAGATGTATGCGGATGTAATTCCTCTAACACGACATCATTCGTAACTTCAACAACACTTGTACCATTTGAACTTACAACATCTTTTGTAACGTACCACAATCCCACAACGATATCTTGTGTGACAGCGTTGAATCTACGTGAGCCAGGTGCGTACGGATACTGATCAAACGTCATATACGATGCTTCCATCAATGCTGCTTTTGTAAGGGGTGCGTACACAGCCATTGTGTCACCATCAAAATCCGCATTATAGCCCGGAGTAACAATCATAGGTATGCCTATCGCGTCAGCATCTGTACCTATAGGACGGAATGCACGTATCGAAGATAGATGTAAGGTAGGCTGTCTATTCAGAAGAATAAAGTGTTGTGCGCACAATCGGTCAACAATCTCTTTGATCTCTTCCCGGACAGATAGAGATAAGAGCTGCGGATTTCGTATAAACGAATCTACAGCTTCTCTAGCCGTAAGCATTCCTCGAGTTTGAGCTAACTCATTCACAACATATAGCTGGAATAACGATACTAGTATTCTGTAAGGAATCTTCGCAGTATCTGCCGTCAAAGTAGGATCGACAGTTATAACAGAACGCCCTGTGAAGTCATTACGCTTACCAAGTATACTTTGACGTATCAACCCTTCCTTCTTTGTCAATTTCTGTATAATCAACTTATACAAAGAAACTGCAACCTTCAGAATCGAGAGTTTCGTAAAATTAACAACCGCTTCGTCATCCGTCACAATATACTTTTCTAGAATGTTAAGAATATTGAGATAGTAAGTGTTCAAGCGATCTAAATCCTTTATTCTATTGCTCGCTGTAAAAGTAACAGGACGTAGTGTAGGTGGCAATACAGGTATCTTATCTAAGTAGAGCGGAAACGAACGTTGGAACTGTGCAAACTTAGAAGGATTTGATTGAATATAATCCTCCAAAATCTGATATGTCTTAGTGTCTCCAACATTCCGTAAAAGATTAGTCTTGCTGGGAGGCATCAGATAGATAATAGCCATAGGATGAATAATAGAGAAAGGCAGATGAATATGAGACATCGTATATCGACGAAGTAGTGAAGGTGCGACAAGTACGTTACACTCATCACACCTCTTACCAAGGTAATCTAAGCCTTGTAACTTGCCGCACTGACATCTATAATCTTTTCTAGGTCCGAAGATTTGCTCAGAGAACAGACCAAAAGGATGGAAGATACCTTTTCGCAAAAGAATTTCAGACGAAGATACTTCCCAACTTGATAATATTATCACGCCTCCCTCCTAATCTAGAAGTATACAAAAATATTTTATATAGTAGTTTGTTATGTTAACGTCGTGCGAATCTAGCCAACAGTCGTTTCGTTCTATCGCTTTTCTCCAACTGCTCTAACAATTGTTTATCACGTGTAGTATCAACAAGAGACATCTTATTTTTCCCAAGTAATACTATTGCTTGAGTTGCAATATTGGTGACGACAGATTCATTCTCGGGTTGCTTGGATAAAGAAACAAGAGACTCAACAAGACCGTTAAGTTGGTCGGCAAGCTCCTGAAAAGTACTCGTTGTAGGCTTAACTTCTCTTTGTTCGGCAATTGAGCGAAAAGCGTATTCCAACTCATCGAGAATATATACAGCTTCACTCTTTGAGATTCGTTTCGTACGAAGTACAGCAATCAGTCGTTGGATCTCCCGTATCTTATTTGTGGGAATCGCCATTTTTCTCTACTCCACAAATGCTTGTAACCGCAATAGCAAAATCGTTTAAGTCGTCTGCGTAATTCCTTAACAATCGAATGTTTAGGTATAAGCGGCGTGCGTCTTCTGCTGTCACACAATAATTGCCTTCGGAATCTTTGAACCAATTAATATCGGTACTCAGTTGCGGCCGTTCTGGTATTGATGGGAGTACTACTGGAGTTGGTTCTATTGCTACGTGTGTCTGAGAAGTCGTTGAACATGCTACGCAGAAGATCAAGCAATTCATCACCACTACTAACTTGCTGACCGCCTTTACCATCACCCGCTTCTGAGCTAGTATTGTTTTCAATACTAACATTACCTCCCTCCTTTTTCATACAAAGTTTTACAAGTGTCTTAATCTCTGTTTCTTTTCTCTGAACTATCTTTTCGTAATACGCTTTCAGCTCACCCGCATTTTTCACTAAATGCTCTTGCTGACTCTTCAAAGCTGCAATCTGTTCTGCTGCACGTTGTAACTCTATATTCTTAGTCTCAAGATTAGCTGTAAGCGTATACGTCTTCTGCTTGTAATACAATAGGCCAGCACCTAAACCAAGAACTATAAGTAGAACTGCAAATATACTTACAATCTTTAGATTAGATAAACTAGGTAACATCATCATCACCTCCTACCAAAATATGTACCTCGTTTCGAAGCTATCGATACCTAAAAATCTTTTATACCGATTACCGTAGTAGTAAACCTTACGACTATAACTGCCATTTATGTCGCAACCATTTTTCCACTGTTTACAAGAACCATCTGGCAATCTCCACACACAAACATCTTTCTCTTTACATAGTAGTCTCCAGAGATCGTACAAACAAACACCCGCTTGCTGAACCTCTCTATTCAACTTACCTATACTACGATTGTGTCCTTGATAAGTAATCCATAGCTTTTTTGTATTCTCTGGAGTCCTACACGTATCTATAACACGCGTATACACCTGAAACAACATATACTTGAATGCGCCTATATGAGTCGCAGGATCGGTTGCATACTTACCATATCCTGCTCTCACCAACTCTTCATCCCACCACTTCGGAGTTATTTGTGCAACACCTATACTCCTATGGCCATCCTTACTTCGAATCCATACACAATTACTTTCAGTCTTTAGCACTCCAATCGAATACCAATAAGGAAAGTCTACGCCAAAGTATCTAGTGGAATACTTCTTTACATAATCACCATAATTATTGATACAGTAATCACGTGTATCTCCTACCGATACTATACACATCACTAATAATAAAATGCAAATGAGCTTCATACTGTTCTATGCTTTTGAGTAGATAAGATAAGAACCCGCAAGCATAACAAACGCGAGTATCTTTCTCCATTTATCTCCTTCTGACAACCAATCGATCTTACCAATAAACGCTCTTCTAGAAACATACCAATGCAGAGTAGCTAAACTATAAAGAAAAATACTACGTAGTGTTCCTTCTTGAGAAGGTAGCATTTCTTGATACAAACCAAGTATGGCAACAACACCTAATACTAAAAAGATAAGTAAATCTACACTAAGCCTACTAAGGATTGACTTCATTTCTGAACCTCCTTACTCTTCTGATTCTACGTAATCGTTGTGGTCTCCTACAAAACAAACATGCATACGGATAGATACTTGCAGCCATATTAAACTCACTCTGAGACTTCATCTTCACAAGAAGAAAGTTCTCGTTCGATAGCTTCACAAACGCATACGAACCCGACAAAACTTCTCCCAAGAATTTCACAGCTAAAACATCCTGTTTATCTTCTATAACCTCAAACTGACCTTTATCTAGTATCTTAACTATACCCTTCCCGTAACCTCCACGAATCTCACCTTTGAAAGTCAACCATTTTAGCTCATGATCTTCCGTTCGGAATAGTCCAACACGAGATACTTTACTTGACATTAATTGATCTAACTTTCGGGTAGCCCAAGATACGAGTACACATTGCTTTGACTCATTGTCGTAAGCCTCAAGTCGTAAATCGAAATGTCTACCAGCACGTTCGGCATCATGTAATTGTACAACAAAACGATGCTTACACGCTGAAAAGTCTATGCCTCTTAAAAGTCCCATGTGGCCTCCCCTCTAAAAACAACTACAAGATTGCCTGTAGTATCTTCTATCGTATTTTTATCTACCGTTACGTGTAGAAAACACTTTGAGTGTAATGAATACCGCAAGCCAAACTTGAACTTGAAAGCAACACTAAAGCCTAAATCTATGCTCTCAATCTGCTCTGCTAGAAAAAAGCAATCAAGAAAATTAGATGGTAATACTACTTGTTTATGACCGTGTCCGTTGTGCGTACTAATAGTTACATGCGGAAGCGAAGAAAGCTGACTACATGCTAACCAACACTCCTTTATATTTACACACGTAAATGTGGGAGAGCTAAATGAGAACTCGTATGTAGTTAACAGATTAGGAGTCACTAACACAAACGGCTCAACTTCTATAGAGCAATTCATATATTGCTTCTTCTGCTCAAAATCAGCTTTCTCTTCTTCAGTCACAACTTCAGCTCTATAAGTATTACAAGATGTCGTCAGATACAGAAATATACGTCCATCGATATCTTCAAAACGGATAGGCAGATTCAAGGATCTGCGCAACCGTAGGATCTCTGCATAGGATACATCAATAATATTCATCGTTTATATATACTCTTCAGGAAAAAGATACTTGAAAGCATACCAACCGAAAGAAGAACGACCACACCTTTATCTTTGCCTACCTGAACTACATTAGACCAGAAGTTAGACAAGAACTCCCTTACATTACGATATGATGACCGTTTATAACTTCGTATAAGTATAAAAAGAGCTCCAATACCTACAGCTGTCAACACAAACGCACTCCATTTCATCTTGCATATACTCTCTACCAACTCATTTTCTTTCTTCTTCTTTCTACTAATCCAATCCCAAAGCTTCGAGAACACACTCTTAATTTTGCCGCTACTGACAGCAGTTTCTAACAAAATTGTGTGTTCCATAGTAATCTGCTGACTAGTAGACGTTTGCTCTTCTGTACGTGTGTTTTCTATCGACCCTACTAACTTACGCAAAATAGGAAATACTAACACGAAGACGACGACACCAATAAACAACCAAAAAGCAGCTTTCAATACCATACGAATCTTCTTCGATAACGTTGGACTAAGTATACTACGAATAAATGGCTCTTTTATCTCATCACCTAACTTATACAACTTTAACGCTGCAGTATAGCCCAATGCACTAACCGCAAGATATCTAGGATCACTAGTAGCTAAACCGTAAGCGGCAGCAGTTTGCGTTACTTTTTCTTGGTAGTTACTAGGAGTTACATTTCCAGTGGCGAAAACTGCGTATAAGAACTCTCTTGTAGCAGATTGTCTGCGCGTAAGATCGCTAAGAACGGATTGCAAAACAAACGCTTTATACTTATCCTCAACAGAATTAAACACTTTCTCTACTCGGGTTGCTGCCCGTAGTTCATATCTCTTTAGAAACTTGTAGAACGCAAAAAGTGCTGCTCCCACAACTGCGCTCGCGATAGCATATCTCTTCCAATTTTTGTATATCTGCTCAACTTGTTGCGATAGTCTCCCAAAAACTTGAACAATCTGACTCCGAAGTGAAGATTCCTGAGCCATCTCTTCTACCTTCTCACCTAGAATATCTGAAAATACAGTTTCGCCCACGATTCCTCTCCTTTCTAAACGACTTCTACGATTGTATTAGGAGGTAGAGACTGTAGTCTCTCTATTATTCTATCTCTTAGTTCAGTTGCTTTTGCTGAAAGTGCATCCGCATTCAATGTGATCTCGCCAAACGGAGTATTCAGTGTCGCATACTTTGACCTCATATCTGCTATAACGTCATATATATCTGCAAGAGCAAGATCACAAAAATCACGTATAAAGTCTGTGGGTATCGTACTTAAATCTGAAGGATGATTCTTCTCGTATCTAACGTAGAATGTTGCTGTAAATCCTGTTAACCTTGTAGGATAGATATATAGTTTATTTGGCGGTATAAACTCCCATTGGTGTCTAAAGAGTGAGTATCTCTCTACAGTACGTGCTTTCATAATATCCATAATTTGATCTGGCAGATCTTCGAAACTAGGAATGAATATCCAAGGATGTCCTACGACGAATGCACTCGACATAGGCAGCACAACATCCTTTACAGTTATCACACCGTCTTCATCATTCAAGTAATAAAGTGTAGGATTCTGAGGATCTCGATCTGCGGCTGTTAACTCCTTGAAAGCGACTGTAGGTACATACGAAGAAAATGTAGGAATTGTATGATGAACAACAATATCCCATAGCATATCATCCGATATCTCAATACCTAGATAAGGATGACCTAGTCTCGTCTTGATATAATTGAACAAAAATGTTCTTGTTAACATACTATCTTAATGTTCGGAAGATCTCACGATCAAACTCATACATTTTTGTAGGAACTACAAACTTCTGTAACACGCTTGCAAAATGAAGTTCATCTTTTATATCTTCTGGCTTACTTCCAAATCTCCTTATTGGTACAGGAACTTGCAAAAGTGCAAGTCTCCGAATAGGTAAATGACGAATAGACGATCGAATATCGAGAGACGTATAAGATTTATACTTACTCGTGAGTAAGTCTCGTAACTTTCCTATATCTCGTAATCGAAGACCACTATAACCCGCACAACTATACAAATGGTAGCCATCCTTTGTCTCTTCGACATACCAATTATAAGCATCTATGATCTCACTTTCACAAAAACGTATAAGATCTACTTTACTCAGATCACCATCAAAATCAAATGTAGGCTGCCACACTAACATACCTTTATATTTGTAGAAAGGAGAGACATGCAACTCTATCTTCTGACTAACAAACTCTCTCCATTTCGAGCTTACGCTCTCAATAAACGCATTCATCGTTTTCTGATACACAGGCATAGTTGCTACATACTTATAGTAAACTACGAGCGACTCAGGTGTAGCAACATACGAAGAACTTCTGGAGAGAGTAAGAGCCATATGTTCTCCTCCATTATTGTCTTAATTACGGCGATAAACTCCACATCCTCTAAAGACCTTATATACTCACTAAGCTCAGGATATGTAGAGTCCAACATACTAGCTACACTCATACGAACATTGTACTTCTCAACCACGCTACCTAATAAATCACAAAAACGATCTATGTAATAACTCATTGGTTGTGTCAACGTAGTATCAACACGTTGTGTATCCTCGAAAGCAAAGACTTTATCGTGAACGAACGAAAGTGTAGTCGTCACAAGAGCATACACTTGCTTGAGATTGTATGCTACTCCCATCATTTCAGCTCTACGCCTAAAGAGACTAGAATCGATTGTAGATATTCTCTGTTTCTATTAGGAATCGAGAGCTCAGCTAAACTAACACTGCCGTTCTCAACAATCTTATTGAAGATCTGAGGACCTACATCTGCAGGATAAGCAAACAGCTCTTTTGTGATCGCACCTAAATCTCTACCTAATAGCGTCCAAGACATTTGCTCATCGATCTTCTGTCCTCCAATTCGTGATCTACCTCGCATCGCATGACCTAACGTCTGATATCCACCTATTGCTCTTGCTGACTCCTTCGAGCTCGATTCATGATATAACTTGTATACATACATATAGCCAATAGGAACTTCTGTATAGCTTTGTGTGTCTTTCCAGACTATATGAGATGTTGTTGGGATTCCAAGATCACGTACAATTCTACGTAGGTCATTCCATGAGGGCTCCTTAAACATAGGAACTACAAGAGGAATAAACGCTTTCTGTTTTGCTTTACTGAGACCATAAGCAACAACAGCTTTATTCGGTGTCTTATCCAGAGCTGTAAGAATACGCTCAAGTGTAGTGATAGCTTTCTGAGAATAATTCTCTTTCATAAGCAAATCATTATAGTAGCGAACGATATTCGAAGCATATAACTCTAACATTTGCCCTAAGTTCATCCTACCAACAACACCTAATGGATTTAGTACAAGCTCAAAAGGTCTTCCTTTCTCATCTCTTGGCATCTCTTGTAGAGATTGTATCTTACATACCACACCTTTATTACCATGCCGATTTGTTAGCTTATCTCCTAATGTCATCGGTGCTTTCCATTTTATGTAGAAGTAAATGACACAACCATAACGATCACCTTTGTAAGTCAATGCATTACGTACTGTGAAGTCGTCTGCAGGTAACTGTTTAACATAATCTGCTAGAATCTTGTTTGCAGAAAGATAGTTCGCAGTTGTATGTACCATCACTCTCATAACATCTACATCTTCCGGAACTCGTACAAACACTTTTCGCTCTTGCGTCTCAAATACAACATCTTGTTTCTCAAACTCGTCAAGCAAAGTATCTACACGCAATCCTTTTCCAGCCAGAACTACAAGAGCATCTCCTTTCTTAATTTTCTTATCTGATGCGACATGCAGTAATACACTATCTGAAGGGAGTTTGAGCACAACTTTGTTACCTTTTGTAACCGTAAGTCTTTCTGCTGCACTTTCACTAATCATTACAGCATCTTCGAATACGTCCAATGAAGGTATAAATGCAGTATACAAATTCGTACCTAGAGTAAGATCATCTCTGAAATGAAGTTCTTCAGCGGTAGCAATTATGTCTCCTGCCTTTACTTTCGTACCAATCTTTATGGTGGGCATCCAATGTACTACGAAATTGTGACTTGTAACGAAAGGTGTAAGACGGAACTCAAACCTTCTATTTGTTGGAGTTTTAATCACGAGTACATCTTCTGGCTTAATACTCTCAACAACTCCATCAACAGTTGTACGAATATCAAGTCCAGCCACTTTTCGTATTACACTCTCGATGCCTGTAATTACGTATGGTGGTTCAGCATACGTCAATGGTACAGCTTGTCGAACGTGGTTTGCGGCCATCTGCAATCTATTACCATCGTTAAATCTTGCAAAAGGAACAGTTGATACAGCCCAACTAAAAGGATAAGATGTAGTAGTTGTGTCTAGTTCAAGTGTGGGCGTAATCCTACTCGTAAGCGTTAATCGCTGAACTACGCCGATAGTATCACCACTAGGTGTATCAACGGGATCTAGAACACCTCTATAAGACGGATGGAAACTCCTTACCATAGGTGTCGCAAAACTTCCCACACTTACGTTTGTTACACTGCATAAATCTCTAAGGAGCTCCAACGGATTACCTTCAGAAGCAGACATCAACCAGCCTTCACGTAATAGATATCTAATCAATGCAAATCTACTAGTGGGCAACTTTTCTATAGAAGGCATACTAGCAAAGAATCTAGCTAACATACGAATCAAAGCTTCGTCTAGACCCGACGTACGTATACGATAGTTGCTTAACTCAGTTGATGACGTCATTTCACCACTTATAGCAAGCTCGCACATATACTTCACAACATCTAGAGGTGTTGATAGATCCAGAGATTTAGCTTCAAACGCAAACACGTTGTCGAATATCAAACTGAACTCTCTAGCAAGCTTCCGTAAGATACTCGTGTCACGTGTCTTAGACACCAAGAACTGAGACCATTCACCCTGATCTAGTGTTTTAGGAGTCTTCCCACCGATCTCAAGCCCGTTGAACAGAAACTCACATAACGCAGAATCTATGATTAGTGTATCTTTTCCTATCTTTAACTCACGTTCTGCGAGTAAGTGTTTTATACCGAACGTATTCAATATATCTCGTAACGGAAATAATGCAAGTAAAACTTGAATCAACGGTAGTCTGTTACCTAGCATGTTTAGGTAGAATGTAGTATGAGACTGAATACGTCTTAGATAGATCTCGAAGAAAGTAACAGTATTGTTAAACTTTGCTGTGAGTAGTCTAGGTGCAGTTATTGTTTTAGGTATAAGCACATGTCTAAAAACATATTTGTTTCCGTTATAATAGAAGAAGCCGTCTTTGTCTATACGAGGAATGAAGAGCTCCACAGCTACTCGTTGATTCGTCTCTTCGTTTTTGAAGATGATTGTGCCTAAATCTAATGTAGATCGTGCAACTTCTGTAGTAGATGTATAAGGCTTCACAGAGATATCTTCTACTACCCAACCAATACCTTTTGGCAGTCGAAAAGATTCGAGAGCAGCTTTAAGGTGGCTATCCTTCCTCGTCAAGACGCCTACAGTAACAGGAGGACCGAACGTGTTAGATATACGTGTTGATAGTTCAGTCCTCGCTTTCACAAGTTTTAACGTAGGCGTATCTAGTTTAGCAACAAAAGAAACGAGTTCTTTCGTTTCTTGCGGAGTTATCTCTCTTTTCTTACCTGTGAGTGCCCACGTAAGAGCTTTCCCTACCACAGTATCTTTTACTCGAGATGTCGTACTAGGCTCCTCAAGAAAGTCACCAACAACATCAATGGCGTCTTTTACTATCGAATCAACTACGGCTTTCTTACTTATCGGTAAGTTCGAGAACTTACGAGTTGCAACACTTACAGACTCCGTTTTTGGTGGAGATGAAGGTGAAGACGTAGCAAGTTCTTCTGGAGCGTGTTCTCCATGGATAACATTTCTGATAAATGTAGGCACACGCGGAAACACACTTCTATTATGTCTATAAACACAGAAAAACGTGATCTTATTAGATGCTTGATCATAGACACCCACAAGCATACCTTCTATACCTTTCACACTTACTTCGCTCAAACTCTCGTCTTCACTCTCTACATCAACGCCTAATAAGTAAGTGCAAAGATAGAGAACGCTTCTACGTAGTGTCGTAAGATTCACATTCATCTCGTTCCATTTTTTCGTATCCGTGAGAAATACGAACCAACGATACGGACGTCTAAACTCTCTACTGTAACGAAGCAACGTATGAGCAAAAGTTTTATACGGAGATCGTATAAAGTTATCTCCATAGAATGCGACAGCTTGTTTAAGAACAGGCTGCAGATCAAATATTGCGCTCAATTTTGTAGAATTCAACGTGTTCAGATTTCGAACTACACGCAGCTTACTAACAGAAGGAACACGAAGTGGCCATGTACGATTTAATGTGACGACAGAAGGAGCATACAACAACTTAGCAAACCGAAAGTGTGGCGCAAGATCAGAGATTGGTGGCATATCTATGTCAGAGAGAACGATCAACATATTATCGTATGGATCTACATAGATATTATTTGCAATCATTCCTAATCGTAACGATGATAATCTCATAGCACAGATCTCCCTAACACACCTTGTTTATGAATATCAATCTCTTTATCTACCATTTGGAGCAGTCCAGTCCCTGGATCAGAGAAGAGAAATGCAACAAGTGGAGAATTGTATAGTATAGCTTTCTTAAATGGCACGACTACAGGCTTACTCGTCTGGTCAAGTCTCCATGCAAGATTTGGATCACGTGAAGAACGAGTTAATGCCATAGTGACGATCTCAAAATGAACTAACGGTAAGATAGCTACACTTCTATACATATTATATAACTCAAACAAGAGTTCGGTTGCAGACTCTAATGGAGTATCCAAAAGCTTGTGAATCCGATCGACTACACTTATTACACCACTAGCATAACCCAACAAACTACCTACGATATCATCTTTCCTGAACGTGTAGATGATACGTGTAGCAGACTCAACAATCTTTGGTATATGAGTTGAGAGTTGTAGAGTAGTGGGTAGATCTACTTTCTTACTCTTACCTTTCTCGACAACGAGATTAAGAACTTGTGGATACAAAATAACACCTACAGCAGTTGCTTTAGTATTTTCATCATCTATATCTACAACTAAAGAGAAGGATTCAGTTGCGTAAACTACACCTTTATCAACTCTGAATGGCGGAGGTAACTCAACTACTTCTGCAGTACCTTTCACACCACCACTATGCCATGCCTTGAACGTAAGCTGTGTGCTTCGCTCTCCTAATGTCTGTGCTGCTAGTAATCCGATCGCGGTTGCTCTAGCCACTGCTTCTCCATAACAAACTTCACAAATGCCTTTAGGATCTACACAATAAAACGGAGATCGCAACACGACCGTACCTGATAAATTCGTCTCGGATGTAATGACTGTCTTATCCATCAAACGGCGGCCATACAAACTTCTCTTATCAACTTGTGAAACATCCAAAGATAAACCAGAAGTAGTTCTGCAATCTCTACCTCCTAAAGTCACACTCTCTAAAAGATATATCAATTTACGAGTGAGATAACCTGAGCTAGATACACCAATAGACTTATCAATGATACCTTTACGCCATCCTGGAGCAGAGTTATAGATATCTTCCGCAGAAAGACCTGCGAAGTAGTTGCCTCTAACGACAGCAGATATAGCACCATGTACATCTTCAACATAGCCTCTAGCTACAAACAATTGTCTTAGTGTGTCCTCACTACCTCGTGCTCCACTCTCAAGATAGATCGAGAGAGAAGGATCACTCTTCTTGAGATGCTTCATATAGTTTGTGGTAGCTTCTTTCACTAGTTTAGCAAACTGTTGATCGTCTTTCGCCTTCTTGAGTGGAGAGAATAATTCGTCTGGAGGAGCACACTTCTCCAAAATAAAACTCAACGGATAACGCTTAAGAACTTCCGTCACTAGAGTATTCAAATTCTGCAGAAAAGTGGAGAATGCACGATCGTTCAGTATACGAGCAATTTTATCAAAGATCTCAGAATAGTTCTTCTTCGTAATCGTTTCGTTGAAATACTCATTTGTATTATGACATAAATTGAATAGATATTTTCCGTAAGTAGACCTAACTACTTTACCACTGTTTACCAAACTCACGTATACAGGAGTTTGATACGAAATATCTTTGAGCTCATTGCTAAGAGATGTTGGTTGCTCCTGTTTGGGATACTTCAAAGTAAGAGAAGTTGTTGGCAACGGCGAACGAAGAACGGATAACTCAGACGTCGTTAAGATATATAGAGCAAGCAAGTAATCTAACTTTGGAGTGAAATGACATTTATTTATACTAACGTTAAATCTATTCCGAGAAGGAAGTAAGTGCTGTGCCTCTCTTTGTGCTTCAATAGTATGTGGTACGAATACTGCCATAGTATCTCCATCGAAGTCTCCACCAATAGGTGTAGTAATGTAAGGAGAGATCGCCATCGTATAAACTTCAGTACCTGTAGAAGATGTGAAACCAATAGGACGAAATGCAAACACACCGCCCCAATGTAATACAGGATCTCGTTTTGCTATAATCACTTTATCCTTCACAACAAAATCTACGAAATAAGTAAGTGCAGAAGTTACTTTCGCAGGTAATTTACGTCTATAGAAAGCTTCTACTAGAGCGACAGCTTGTGCCGGAGTCTTAAGAGAAATACCTACGTCTTGTAATGCTCGCTTCAACTCCATAGGCGGAACTAAGAGTGCTCGAACTAAGAACGGAGCAAACAACAATGCAAGAACGGGATAAGGAAGTCGAGCATAATCTATAGGTAAAGTAGGATCAACAGTTATAACCAATCTCGCTGTAAAATCCAATCTACGTGTAAGTAACGTACTCCTAAGAATTCCGCTTTTACCTCTTAATGCTTCTACTGTAGAAACAACAATCTTATCCATTAGAGAATGAAGAACTTCTTCTGTTGCATCCCTTATACTCTCTAATTGTGAATACAGTAAATCTAGTGGATGAATATGTTGCTCTTCATTCTCCCCTATAAGAGCTATAGGTCGAAAGACTGGCGGTATTATAAGCACTTTAGTCGGAAGCAATGTATTAACGGATGTTACGCCCTCTAAAGTCCTCACTAAAGTAGGAGAGATGTCTAGCTCTCTACGCTTCTCAAAGATAGCACGTACAAGTTCTGTTCCACGTAGTCCGTTCTCGAAGTCACTTACTAACGTCTTACCAGAAATCGATAGAGGCGTCTTGCCTAGAATACCTTCATATAGTACTTTCGATCTACGACGAGCAACATAAAGAATGAACGGATGCACATAAGGTCTGCCTAAATCAAAGAAGCAGACCTTAGTACGTCTATCTTGATCTGTAGCGTAAATTGACGGAGAATGTAACCCGTCTGGATCTAAAATTAGTGGACGTGCAAAAACTCTTGCATGCTTGATTTCCGTGAGTTGAGATGCATACGCATCAATATCGATGATAGATAGTTTCATCTAATGGCAACTGCAACATATCGCTGAGATAGGTTTGCCAAATAAGATCCTATAAACACTATTGTGGAGTCCGATTCAGTATTTGTTAGTTCAACCTGAGAATCTGCCAGAGTCACAAACCCCACATTTTGTACAGGAAACGAATGTACTACACTATTTGTAATACCAAACACGTAATCTCCCTCTGTTAAGTTAAGAGCTTGCTTCCAGAAGAACGTATTATCGTATACACACAAAACGTTCAAGTCAACAGGAATTTGAACTCTAACTAAATTGATTGTTGCCTCCGCACACTTCACATCTCTAAGCTCCGGAATTGTTCTATACGAGAAGCGAGCTCCACTTAATGTGTAATCACCCTTAGTCAATATAAGTGACTTTAGAATGATATCGTTACGAGATATAAGCGTATCTAAAGGCTCTAATGTATTGTAAATACTTAACAAATTAGCTTTCTGAGGAAGAATCATTCTTACCCTCCTCGACACTAACGTCTACTTTTGGCTCAGAACTCTTTTCTCTAACTCTAGAACTCTGTGGTTTGTCAACGTGTTCCTCTTTTATGTCAATACGATCCGTTACAGAAATTTGCTCTCCTAACTTTGAACGTACGCTCGGAGGACGTACTAGCTCCACATTTTCTTTCAAAAGATACAATGACGTACCATCAGGAAACGAAAGACGATAATAACGATCATCTTCGTATGTAATAGGTACGCACACGCCTTTATATTTCGCACAGAATGCACACGTTATGTGATCCTTTATTTTACCATACATTTATGACCTCCTCTTACTTTAGTTTGTTCCGATAGGAACAAACGGCACTGAGAGACTTACTTCCGAGCGACTTTCGCCTTCTTCTTTTTTGCGTACTGATGTAATTTAGGCTGTTGCATTGCCATAAACATCTTCATCAAGCCTTCCATACCCATATCATCTTCTTGTTGGGATGCACCAATAGCTTCTCTAAGCTTCTTATCAAGGACATCAGATAAAGCAAACTTCAGTTCGTCATCCGTCATATAGAGTTGTGGGTCGTATCTCATTGAGAGCAGTTCTTTGTATTTACAAACTCTAATATCATCTATAAAGCACTTAAGTACATCAAATAGTCTAGATGCGTTCTCCTGAGTCAATTCTGTCTGCTCGTTACAAAGTTTAGTGAATGCAGCTATAAACGAATCTACATAAGGTACATGTAGAGCTTCAGGTGTAAGCCAATCCAGGTCAATGTCCCAACCTTTCTCTACAATGATTGCTTTTGACTCATCAATAAATAGACGAGTTTTGTCCATACTCTTACCCTCCTTCCTATTTTCTTCTTTTTTAAGAGCTTATAAAATACTATGCTCACTTTTACGCACACGATAATATGCTACAGCTAAACTACGTAGTGCTTGATTCAACGTATTCTTAACTCTGACAAATCTCTTATATAAATCGTTACAGAAGTCCGTTGCTAGAGGTGTTGCTAACTGACTTTCTACAGCATACTTAACAACTCGGTAATGTGAGTTAAACCGAGAGAGTAACGCATCCTTACGCAATAAACGATATACGGCATCTAAAGTGTATGAGTCACACTTAGGAAAGTACTTGTAGAATAAGTAAAAATAAAGAACGGAATTATACAACAACATACACTCTTCGATAGTCTCTCTATCTTTTGATTTCGCAGCTATATAGAAAACAGCTTTAAGAGCTTCACGCTTCTCGATATAATTAAAGAATTTAGGATCTAAACTCGTACGTAGCCAATCATCATCGACTACTGTGTCTAGAACGAAGTCCTCTAAACAAGATAAATTTACACGAGTGTTTATACAATAACGTGTGAATAGAGGTTGGGATACTACAGATCTGCACGCTCGTATCCTATCGAGCATATATCTTACGTATTTTGTGTTGTAACAGCTTCTATACTACTCTTTGTTAGGAGAGATTGTATCTTCGCGACAAGCCACCTTACAGGTGAGTTCAGTTTCTGCTGATCTACGGGTGGGAGTAGATAGATAACAATCATACAACAAATAGTGACAACAATAACTGTCGCAAGAACTTTTACGAGAGCACGCATAAGTTCGTCAACAAAAGATCTAAGTGCAGATTTAAACATTCTCCAAAGATCTCGCAGTAAATCGTCGAGAGAATATACGTCTCCCCATCTTCTTTTTTGGCGTACATAATAAATGATAATAAGAAGAGAGAACACAACTAGAACACCACATATAAGTCCAACCCATACCCACTTACGAACTTTAGATGATACTCTTGGAACCTTTATGTCTCTTTTGTCACTATAATCTTTAGATGAAACTGTGCCACTACTAGTAGGAGGCTGTGGAGGTAGTGTTCCACTCTGTGTAGTCGTTTTTTCTTTAGATTCCTGCGATGAAGACGTACTACTTTTTCCACTAAACTTATCTACTAATCTTTTAAGTTGTTGTATCTTCTTTTCCTCTGGCATACCACCCATCTTCCGAAGTATCTTTTGCGCCTCCTTTTCCCCTACACGAGAAATCAACTCGTGTGTAAGAAGATTGAGTTGACTCTGAGACGACATACGGTTTAGTAGACCATCAAGCTCATCATCTTCAGTCCAAATTTGCTCTATCTCTTGATAAATCTGTACTTCAGCTAAAGAGGCATGATAGAGTTGCTCTGCATTTCTACGTGCACGAACATAGATATTATTTACAACCTGAAGAAATCTCCTTCGTTGATCGTCATCCTTAAACTCCATAGGCAACAAAGACAGAACGGCTTTTGTGTCTCCTCCACCTATACGCTGAATTAACTCCAGATGTGTTTGTGCAGTAGATCTATCATTAAGAACACGAGATACATCGTGTAACATTTGCGCGTAATCCATTCTTCTACCTCCCTATTTTTATCTCTATATCTCAAATTTGTTCGGTGTTCTATCGAACACTGTCTTCTACCTATACTGCATAACAAAAATTCAGACAATACATAATCAATTAGTAAAGGAGTAAATACGTATGATAGATGACAAAGCAATAGATACAATCTTCGAAATACTTGATGAGCTTAGAAATGAAGTGGCATCCCAAAAAGCTCAAGTAGCAACATTGAGTGAGAAACAAAACATGACTACACAACGCTTGAATACTCTAGAAGCCGAGTTCAAGAATTCTTGTCAGAATGTTACACAACTAATGCTAACATTACAACGACAGACAGCCGATTTAGATTGGGTCAAGGAACTGAGGAGTCAACTCCACAGAGGACTAGTTATGCTCGTGATAACGCTACTAAGCTCACTTGCTTCTTGGGCTCTGTTTGTGTTTAAACTACTTGCAAAGAAGAGCGGTCTGGAGTAAACTCTTCTTTCACATTACGTAAAAACTCATTAAAAGTATACGTAGAGAGCATATCTTCTAGTTTGTATAAGTAGAGAGATGCGTGTCCGTTGTTATTTATCTTCATATATTTAGATATCTTTGGTAGTAACAATGATGTAAGCACGAGTATCTCACCATAATCTCGTTTCACAACTAAAAGAAGGAACTTGTTCTGACTCAACTTTACTCTTGAGACTTCGTACAGAGATAGAATATCACACGCCTTCCTATCTAAGAAAGACATTAAGTCGAGTGTTCTCATACGCTTACATTCTATTACTATATAGTTAAAGAGTTCGTGAGTCTCTTCACGAATGCTCATTATATCGCCTTCCATTACTTCACACATAGACTTACGAATGGTAGCTACTGCACCCGAACTATGTGTCCGCCAGAAATAATCTATCTTCGAGTTAGGATCGTACCAACGTGATAACCGTTTTGCAATTACTAACTCGAAATCTGTGCCTTTCTGCTTTGGATTCTTCATCTTATTGAGTAACCGTAGTTGTAGTTACTAATTCTTGTAGCATTCTATCTACCTCTTTCTTAGATCGAAGAGCGATCTGTGACATATGATCGTGGACATTCAATTCGTGAGAACGTAAACGTACGATATAAATAGTAACGGGATGTTTCTGTCCAATTCTATGTACTCTATCCATCATCTGTTCGGCATCCGCCCATCTCCATGGTAGATTAAGTATTAAAACTCTATCTGCTTCTACCAACGTAAGTCCTACACCAAGTACACCAACCGAGCCTACCAATACTTGTATATTGTCATCGTGTTGAAATCGTTGGAGCACTTCACGTCTGTTAGGAATTGTAGAGTCTACATATACACTCTGTACTTCACATTCTTTAGGCAGAATTGTATGCAAATAGCGTAGCGGAGAAAGAATCGTACCACAAATAATAGACTTGTTTTCAGTTAGGTTCGTAAACAAACAAATCTTCTTCCAGTTCGAACGAATCAATGACATCAAACATTGCTCTCTCTTACTATACAAAATCGTAGATCTTACTTTCGCTTCGATTATACGAGCAAACGATCGAATGAGCTTTCTCATATTCTGTAGTGTATGTCTTAGATCTGGGTGATCCACAAACGTACTCCAATACTTAGCTTTCTGTGAGAGCCACGATTGCTCTTCAAAAGACAACGTTTCTCGAGTGCATAGTTCTACAAAAGTATCTAACTCTTGACGAGGCACTCCTTTTGTTGATAGAATATCCATAACCTCCAACCAATTAGAGAGATACACTTGTCGATACTCTTCAATATATACAGGAACCAACTCTCTGATCTCACGCTCGATAGTTGGCCACAAGTATTCTGTTAGATCTGGTACAGACCACTCTATATTAACAATCTTCTTTGGAGGCAAAGATAACCACTTCTTAGTCTCTCGAGCTACTAATCCTCTCATTCTTACGGCAGCGATATGTTTCATTAAACTAGGATGAGATAGAAAGATACGTGTAAACAAACCCGCTAACTTAGCAGTTATATGTGGATCGAGTATCAACAAATATGGAATCCATTCATCCGGATCCTTCTTGATTGGAGTACCGCTCAACAAGAGTATATCTTGCACATTAGGACTCGTTTTACAAAGTTCAATTACTAGTTTAGTACGTTGTGCGCTCAAGTGAATGATATACTGTGTCTCATCAACTATGATACCATCTATTGTCTGAGTCAGCGAAGTAGGTAGAGAAGAGAGTCTATCATAATTTATGATATTCCATTTTGCAATCACAGACGTCTCACTCAGAATACTAATATCTGTTTCTCCTAACTTCTCTAGTTCACTTTTCCAAGAAAACAAAAGACTCTTTGGACATACTATAAGTACACGCTTTTTGTGGAGTGCTAGAAATAGAGCGATAGCCGTTCTCGTCTTTCCTAGCCCTTGCTCAAAAGACATTACTCTACCCCGTAGATCAAATCTCTCTACATACGAAAGATATGTATTAATGAATCTCTCTTGGTAAGAATTGAGTGCTATCTTCCGAGAATGAATTACGTAGGTGTCTAAGAATCGTGATATTTGGTGGGAGAACAAACGAGATATCCACGTACGCTGCTTCAGGAGTAATGCGTAGTCTAACCAACGTCCGCCTAACTGTCTAAAAATCTCAAAGAACTCTAATGCGAAGAACGAGGGGAACATGAGTGTAAACTTCTTAAAGATAAGGAACTTCCTACCCTCTAAAACTTTTAATAACAGTAATATAGGATCCCAACCGCGCTTACGTATCGCGCGTAAGAACTTATTGTAAGGGAAGTCGTATAGAATTATAGTTTCTGTGGATTCCTGAACTTCAAGTCTCACTTATTATCCTTATATGCTGTTTCTACGTAAACATAGTCACAAAATCTACTCCGTCGATAGCATCTCGCTCTTTACCCGCGTAGACTAAATTACTTTCAGTCGTTACAGCGCCACTATCAAAAGGAAACTGAAACCTATCTACGGAAGACCGATCATAGGCGTCGACTTGTCCACAGCAAACGTACCCATGTACACTACTATTGTTAGCAGACGTTATAAACCGAGCTCCACTCAAATTACCCACACGACTAGCTATACCAACTATTGAATGGAAACTGGAAGCGGTCTATGATAGACGACGCTCCACCACAAACATATCCGTATATACTACAATTATTAGCCCCCACACCTTTTCCGTAATTTGCGCTTAAATTACCTATAATATTGGCTGTACCACTATTGAATGGAAATTGAAATCTGTTGATATAAGAAAGAGAACTTGACTCTGTACCCCC